ATCTATACTACTTTCAGCAGCAATATCAGTAGGAATAAATAGTAAATCTGTTAATATAGATGCAGATGAGTATGTTTGTATTGATTCTAAGAAAATATTCTTAGGAGAAAAAGCAAGAACAGCTATAGACTATAGTGCACAACCTGTATTATTAGGTAAAAACACTGTAGATCTTTTAGAGGATTTCATAAAAGCAGTAGAAAACTTTGCTAACTTTCTAGTAACTCCATCAGGGTTACAAGCAGCTCCTGCAGTAGCAGTAGCACAGTTGAAAAAAGAAGGTGGTATTTTATTTGCTAGAATAAAACCATTAAGAGCTCGGTTAAAAGAATTAAAATCTAAAAAAGTATTTACAGAATAGTATGTCATTTATAACTATACCAGAATCTAAAGTAACTGCTTTTATAGGAAGTAAGATAGGAGGATTGCAAGCTCAATTACAAGATAAAGTGCAACAGAAAATCCAATCTACAATAACGACATTTGTTCAAGCAAATGCATGCCCACAGCAGCAAACCTTAGATAAGTTAGTTAAATCCAAACAGACCTTATCTGACCTTACAGAACGTTCTAGAAAAATTATAGACACTTATAAAGCTTTACCTAATAAACTAAAGCCACCTATAAACACTTTAGATAAGATAATAAAAGTCTTATTAGTACTCCCAATCCCTCAAGCAGTACCTCCCGGTATAGGTTTACCAGTATCTATATCGAATAAGTATTCAGATATAATAAACAAACTGAGAGAGTTAGTTAAACAAACAAAACAGACAATAGAAGGTATTGAAGCTTTAGTTGATACTACCTTTTTTGATAACTTATTAAATGATATTAATTCAAAACTATCTCTACTAGATGGTCCAATTGCATTCTGTAGTATAGAAAATGAACTTAAAGATAGCCTAACACCAGAAGAACTAGCTAAATTAGGCTTAGTTGATGCAAACGGTAATTATCTTATCTCTAGATTAGTACCAAGATTAGTACAAGAGACTTTAGTAGATTCAAAACCATACGCCGATGCAGTAAATGACGGTAAAAATTACGGAAGTAATTGTTTTAGAGGACCTTATAAAGCTGGAACAATATACATTCATACAGATGAGAGGAGAGATATTGTAGAAGGGTCAGATAGTAACAAATATATTGTTAATAACCGCGCTAAAAACGGTCTTGATACCTGGTTAGATCCTTTAACAGGATTTGATTGGGACTTATATGAATTAAATACTCAAAAACTATTAGAAGATCTTTTAAATAAACTTTCAAATACAAGTTTAGTTAATAGAGGAGTGTTGGATAATATTAAGAGTAACTTAGGTAACTATAAGATACAGGTACAACCTGCACAGACTGGTTTATATAGAGCAAGAAATGGTGTAGAATTCTTAATTGAAGTTATAGACGATACAACTTCTCCTTCTATTGCTAAAAGACGCTTTGCAGTAGCTAGAAACTCTCAAGGAATAATCGTAATGAAAGGGCAACCTTCTTTTGCTAGTGATGTAAACGTACTAGTACGGGAGATTAGATTCAGATTAGACCAATTACAATAATAAACTTTAATATACTAACTATTTATTAATATGAAACTAGAAGAACTTAGGAAAGTTATACGAGAAGAAGTAGAAAAAGCATTTAAAGAACAGCTCAAAGAGGTATTAATCGAAGCTGTTAAGATTGCTAGTAACCCTACTGCTTTACAGACTGAACAAAAAGCAGAAGTTAAGCAGGTTACTAATTTTAAAGCACCTGCCCCGCAGCCTAAAAAGTATGTTCCAAGCGGTAACCCGATTGAAGATATGTTACAGATGACAAGAGCAAGTATGACATCAGCAGATGCAGCGGCTATTATGGGCGAAGGAGTTCATATGCCAAGCATGGCTAATACAGTAGCTCATCAGATGAACTTAGGAGGCGGTAACCAGCCAGGAATAGATTTAAGCCAGTTACCCTTTATAGGTAAAGCAAAACAGATATTAGAAGCTGCTAATCAGAAAGATAAACAACGTAAAGGAATAGAATAATGGCATTTGATGTAAAGAAAATAAATCCATTAGACAGACAGCCAAGAAAAGCTGTAGGTGTAAATCTACCTTTTTCTGGACAAGCTGTTTTCAATTCTAACTATCTTACTAAAGATGCAGTTAGAAATAACCTAATCAATTATTTTCTTACAGGTAGGGGTGAAAGATATATGAACCCGTCATTCGGTAGCGGACTACCTTCAGAACTATTCGAACAAATAACAGAAGATAAATTAAATGTTTTAGGAATGAAAATAAGAGACGAACTTAGACTCTACTTTCCTAAAGTAGTATCACAAGACTTATCTTTAGTAGCAGACCCGGATAAAAACTCAATTGAATTCTATTTAAAGTATAGTATCTTAGATAGTAATATTGAAGATGAAGTAATTATTAATATTCAGCAATAATGGCCCAAGAAAGAGACATAAAATATATAAACAGGGATTTTGGTAATTTTAGAGAACAACTCGTAGAATTTGCTAAAAATTATTTTCCTGATACCTATAATGATTTTTCACCAACATCACCAGGTATGATGTTTATAGAAATGGCATCATATGTAGGAGACGTACTTTCTTTTTACCAAGATACACAACTTCAAGAAACCTTCTTACAACACGCTAAAGACCCAGCTAATTTATACAACTTAGCTTATATGATGGGTTACCGTCCAAAAAGCACTAGCGTATCAGAAGTACAAATTGAAGTTACACAAAAAGTAAACGCAGTAGCTCCTAACTACTTACCTAACTGGAATCAAGCATTAGTGGTACAGCCTAATACACGTTTACGTGCTACTACTTATGGTGATCCTAAATTTATAATTAATGATAAAGTAGATTTTTCATACTCAAGTTCATTAAATCCAACAGAAGTTAGAATTGATAGTATAGCAAATGGATACCCTGCTGAGTATAGGCTTGTAAAAAGAGTAGGAGCAATATCTGGGGAATTAAAAGAATCTGTTCAAATAATAGGAAGTGCAGAGAAGTTTTTAACATTATCTATTGAAGATACAAATATTGTAGGAGTCTTAGATATTACAGACAATGATGGTAATACATGGTACGAAGTACCTTTCTTAGGACAAGATACAATATACGAAGAGCAAAGTAATACTGCTACAGACAAGAATTTAGTACCGAGTATACTACGTTTAAAGAAAGTTCCAAGACGATTTGTAACAAGATTAACCTCTCAAGGTAATCTAAATATACAATTTGGAGCAGGAGTTAATGTTAGTAATTCAAATGATGAAGTATTTTTACCAGACCCTACAAATGTAGGAATAGGTACTAATCAAGGGTTAAGTAGATTAGATTTTGCTTATGACCCATCTAACTTTTTATTCTCTAAATCATACGGAATCGCTCCATCTAATGTAACCTTAACTATTAGGTACATAGTAGGAGGTGGTATTTCATCAAACGTACCTGCAAATACTATTAATATTGTAGAACAAGTAACAGTAACTGCCCCAGATCAAAGCAAAGCAAATACATTAACTTTTAATAATGCACAACCAGCAGTTGGAGGACGAGACGGAGATTCAGTAGATGAGTTGAGACAGAATAGTTTGAGAGCTTATTCTGAACAAAATAGAGCAGTAACATTGCAAGATTATGCAATCAGAAGTCTATCACTACCTGCCCTATATGGATCTATTTCAAAAGTTTATGTAACACAAGACCAATCTACTAATGCTAACGTACTAGGTGGAGCTTATGATTCAAATCCATTAGCATTATCTTTATACGTATTAGCTTATAATTCAGAAAAACAAGTAATACAGGCTACAGATAGTTTAAAACAAAATTTAAAAACATACCTATCTCAATATATGTTACTTACTGATGCAGTAAACATAAAAGATGCTTTTATTGTGAACGTAGGAATGAAGTTTGAAATTATAACATTACCTAATTTCGTATCAAGAGATGTACTATTAGCATGTAATACAGCTTTAATAGAACACTTTGATATATCTAAATGGTCTATAAATCAACCTATTAACATATCAAGCATATATACATTATTAGATAGAGTGAAAGGAGTACAAAGTGTTGAGAAGATTTACTTTGAAAATAAAGTAGGTGATAACTACTCACAGTATGCATATGATATAAAAGGAGCAACAAGGGGTAACATGGTTTACCCATCTTACGATCCATGTATTTTTGAAATTAAATTTCCTGAGATAGACATTCAAGGACGAGTAACAACATTATAAAATGGCAATATATAGAATCTTTCCTGAAAAGGATACATTTATTTTTACTGAAGCAGTAAACGGTAATGCAGGTTTAGATGAGATAATCGAAATCGGTGGCTACCCTATCTCAGAAGTAGGCCAAACAGCAAGAGCACTGTTAAAATTTAATAGTACAGATATTACAAATGTTGTAACAAACATTATCGGTAGTAATAACTACAGTGCAAGTATACACTTAAGTTTAGCTTCTGCTTATGAAATACCTACAGAGTACTCATTAAAAGCTTACCCACTCTACAATTCATGGACTCAAGGAATAGGAAAGTATGGAGATTCACCAACCGACCAATCTGGTGTAGGTTGGGTATATAGATCAGGCAATGGATCCGGAAACTGGACATTACCTTCTAACACCGCTACAATGCCAGCAGGAGTAGCAAGTTCATATAATGCTACATACGTCGGAGGAGGAAGCTGGTATACAGGATCTGCAGGAATAAACTACGAAAGTACTCAATTACAAGAACTAAATTCAAATAATGATATTCATATAAACGTAACTAATGGAGTAAAGGCTCATAACGCCTCTACAATCGTTAATAACGG